CCAGAACTGTCTGATGTTCATCGCTTCTTCAGCTCCTCAAGAATCTCCTCGAGAAGCTGAGCCTCTGTCTTTGAGTGGCGGGCATTCCCATGGTGAAGATTGCACCAGGGCGTACCGTTCACCATGTGCTTGCCGATGTTCCAGCAACCGTCCTCGTGGCAGTTTAGCTTGTGCCACATGGTCCCGATGATACCGCCCATACTGATGGCGGTAAGTAGCATCGGACCCACACCCGAGGAGAAGCCGTAGAACGGTGTGGCCTGGTTGTTGAACCCGAAGTGACCGAACAGAAAGAATGTGCCGACCCAGAAGCCAACAACCAGTGCGGCTGCTACCAGACCGATAACTGCTGCCTTAAACAACTCTGCTCCTTGCCTGCCTGCCGTAGCTGGTCACGCAACGCTCCTCCAGAATAGCGAGGCCCACGCCCGCTTGCTGTTCCCTCACAGCCGCGAACGGAGTAGCGTGACCGAGAGCAGACTCCCCCGCCGTCCTAGAAGACTGGACGGCACTATACGTACTGACCTCCTGTGTAATACCGATGATGGCGTACGCCACTGCAAGCTGCTTGACCGTGTCCGGTATGGACAGGATAGTGATAGCAGCATTCTGAGAGTGCGTAGCAGCCGCACTCCCCTTGATCCCTCGCTGCACAGTCAGGGAACGCCTGGCATATATGTTGGCATTGGCCAGGTGGGTGTTGATCGTACTGCCGCCCCAGGCCCGCTTCACAGTGTATGTGTTCGCCTGCGGACCTACCTGTACAACCTTCATCCACTCGCTATCAACCAGTATAACTTCATCCCTGCTGAGAGAAGCAGTTGTGACGCCAACGTTGTCAGAAGGGAAGGCATTGACGATGCCCGAACTGAAACCGGCAGACAATGTGGTATAGGTAGAGTCAGTGACGAGCATACGCTCAGAGTCAATAACCATCATGTCACCGACGCCAGGGTTCGAGCCGTTGCTCACCACCACTGTCGTTCCAGTAGAGTCGGTCAGGGCAACCGCGAGAGAACCGGCGGGCTCAAACTGTCTCCAGTACCCGAAGGAGCCGGTGATCTTGATCTCACGCTGCGGCGTAGGCCCGTTGCCGAAGTTGAAGTTCTGGCTTCGGTCGAGCTCGAAGTACGTGAATGGCGGACCCTGCACTATCCCGGCGTATGATGGGTTGCCCCAGAAGATAGCAGAATTGGGAATTACCTGCCCACCAGAGTTGACGACTGGGATGTTCACAGTCACGTCGGCAAGCTCAGCCGCGTCGAGCCAGAGTCGCCAGGGATATGCGTACTGATAGTTTGGCCAGTCGAAGTAGGCCGTTGTGTCGTTCAGCATGAAGTTGCGTGCGCACAGCCGGTCAACGTCCGTTGACGCAGACTGTATCGCCCGATCTATCCTCGCATCAGAGTACGAGGCTAGCTGAACATCCGCAGCGGCGCGAGCTTCTTCGCGCGTGCAGTAGCACGGCCTTACTAGGACGGCCATTCCTGTCCCTTGCTTTCTTGGCGTCGGCGCGGCATGAGCCCGCCGTGGGAATTGACCTTGCTATTAAATTGTAGCTGGCTGAGCCAGCGCGGCGTCGATGGCCTTGTGCGCCGCGCCGGTGGTCTCGGCGATCGGCGGATAGGCTGTCTCGGCCTGGTTGATCAGGTCCTTGGCAAGTGCGAAGTCCTTGTCGTTGTACGCCTTGCGGGCGTCGTCGACCAGCTTCTCCGCAACAGCCTTGGACTCGTCCTCAGTAGGGGCCGGAGTAGGTTCGGTCTTCTGTGGACTGTCCACCGAAGAGTCCGGCTGGTCTGCTGGGCTGGGTCCAGTCCCTTGGGTACTGCCATCCGTCGAACTTGCAGTAGAGGAGGGTGCTGGGGGCGCTGCTGGGTCCACTTCGGAGAGGCTCTCCGCAGTGGGGGCAGGCGACTGGAGGGATGACTCCGAAGCCGGGAGTGAGGATCCACTCTTGTCTGGCGTGCTTTCGGATGTCGAGGAGTTGGTACCAGCTGATGGCTCCTCCTCAGGTTCAGCCGGAACTACCTCCGGCGGATTCTCTGCAGCCGCAACCTCGGCCTGCCGCCGCTCCTCGACGAGTGCCGCTTCACGAGCGTACATCTCATCCCAGAACTGCTGCTGGCCGTTAGCCGCGCCTGCCTCGTTTGCGCTAGCCATGACTAGCTCGGGCGGTGCTGAGACTGGATCAGCCTGTCATTCTTGCCGGTGTGGGAGATCGCCTCGGTCGCCGCTGGCTCATTCGCCACCTGCGCGTTGCTGATTCCCTCGGCAGTGATCTTTGCCACTGGTGTCTACCAGCCTTCCTTGCTGTCAGTTGCGGGCTGAGAAGGGGATGAAGTGGAGGGGGTCAACTCCACATCAGGCGTTGTCCCCTCCCCAGCCCCTTCGGTGGAGGCAGCAACTTCCACCGGCTCTTGGGTACGCGGCTCCTGGCAGTGAGGACACACTTCCAGGGAACCGGCTATGTTGGTAGTGCCGCAGTGTTCGCAATCCCACATGTCAGCTCACCGCCACAGCAGTGTCGATCGGGATATAACTCAGGTACCAGGTAACCACGCCACCGCCTGGGGTGGCGCTGGTTGTCCAGGTGATGGTGTCAGGCGCCAGTAGGAATGGAGCCCCTATGGACTGGGGCCACTCCGGCGCGTTCGGAAGGTTGGTCCCACCAAGGAACGCCTGGGAAGGCCCGAGCACCTGGAGCGCTCCGGCGACACCTGCGTTACCGATGGGGAACAGCCACGTGCCGGCTCCCTTGCTCGTGATGGCCACCGCTGTGGCGAGGGACGCCGTACCGCCCAGCCCCGTACCGAGGCTAAGGGTGGTCACCGTAGCTCCGACAGCGGTGGTCACCCGTCCGAGCAGGGCGGTCACTAGGACCGCCCCACCCGTAACGGTGAACAGGGTTGAGGTCGTGGTGGCTGGCACAGCAAGCCCAGACTTTGACACCAAGGTGCCAGGCCCGAACACTGCCTGCTTGACGCCCACCAAAACCTCCTAGTTGTTGACTACTGCCGTTGTGGTCAGCAGCTTCGGCATGAGCGGCTCCCAGAGCAGGAGCCAGGTGATGGCGCCGGTGACAGTCGACGCCGTTGTGATCGTGATGGTGGTGTTCGACAGGACGAACCCGGCCGCAGCAACTGCGGTACCGGACGCGACCACAGGAGCCGGAAGCGCACCGCCCAGAGTGGGAGGCATTTCGATCACGCTTCCGACTGCCGTAGCGTTGTACGGCGCTGCCGGAGCCGCAGCCAGTGCAGCGTTGATGCCGGTGACTCCAAGAGTCGGGCTAACGTTGACCGCCTGCAGAATCGTGCTCACCACACCGATCAGGCCGTGGACCACGATAGAACCAGTCACGGTGAAGAGGTTGCCCGTAGTCGACGCCGGCAGGGTCTTGCCGAAGTTGACGTTGTATCGGGAAATCTCGGCCTTGCCGTGCTGGCTCAGGTCGCGGAACTGAAATGCCCTCGCGGTGCTCCCCATGGCTTACGCCGACAGGATCTCGAGGTTGGCCGGCCCGCGCTGGTGCACGAGGTCAGCCGTAACGACGGTCATGTTGCCCGAACCGGACACCGTGGCCTTGATGTAGTTGAACGGGTCGGCCATCTCCGACGTGAACACCTGAGCGCACGAGGTGAACGCGGTCGTCAGACCAGTCGTCGTGCCGTGGGTGTAGGTGTTGATGGGACCCGAGGCGAACGGCGCAGTGCCGTTGATGTAGGTCAGCTTGTTCCAGACCACCGTGCCGTCGCCCGGCGATGCACGCCAGTAGACGTTCTTGATGGCCGGCAGCGTCGTCGAGAACGATCCGCCGAAGGTGCTGTCCTGAGCGAGCGTGAGGACGGCCGTAGCGCCAGACACGAAGAACATGACGACGCTCTGGCCGCGCATCTTGAACACCACGTTGGTGGTGATGTTGATGGCGACCAGGTTGTTGAGCCGACCCAGCGCTTCCATTCCTGCCACTTGTAACTCTCCTTCTGCTGGGGATTTGAAGGCCCAGCATCTTCGGTCCTACCGGGGATGTACGATCTCCTGGTCCGCACATCCCCTCGGACCTAGGTTACAGCTTACCGGCTAGCAAGCTGGACGAACGCGGTGAGGGTGCTGGTGGAGTTGTTGTGAGGGGTGATGGCGCTCTGCAGCCAGGGCCGACCGTCAACGCGCTCGATGACACGGAACGCGGTCTTGTCGTTCTGGAACAGGAAGTGCTCGCTGCTGGCCGTCTGCATCATCTGGCGGTCGCCGATGAGGTAGTAGGACAGGTCCACGAAGCTGATGTCGCCGGTCGTCCCCAGCTGCGGCGTCTTCTCAGTGAAGAACACCGGGCGGCCGAGAATGGTGACCGGAGGCGTGTTCGCGCCGGGGTTGGTGTAGTTGCCCATCCAGACCGGGCCACCACCGGTGCCGACGGACAGTGCCATCGTCGCCAGCTCAGGGAACGTGTCGATCGACGCGATCCAGACTGCGCTCATCAGAGCGGTGGGCAGCATGCGGGCGTACATCTTGACGATGTTCTCCCACACAATGGTCTTGGTCGCCTGGCCGGTCTCGGACGCGACCTGGACGCTGGCCGGGCAGTTGACGAAGCCCAGCGGCTCGCCGACACCCGTACCAGTGATGAAGCCGATGTCCTCGAACCACGCGATGGCGCGCGGGAACGTGCTGTCGAAGAAGGCCGAGAACGCCGGAGCGTCAGCCAGCAGCTCGTTCGGGACACTGGCATATCCCGTGAGCTTCTTGGCGTCGAGGATGACCCGCATGAACGAGGCCTGCGACTCAACGAGTGCCGCCGCTTCCTCTGTCCAGTAGCAAACCACGCCACCGAAGATGCTGGACACGTTGCTCGTGACGTCGATCGCCGGGATCGGCACACGCAGACTGTCCATCGGGATGACCTGAGCGCGCGGCCGAACGACCGCCGACTCCAGAGCCACCTCGAGAATACCAGAGCGCAGCGTCTCCGGGATCAGGAACCCACCGTCAGCAGGAACCTCGGAGCCGTAGCTGTTCTGGATCTCCAGCATCTTGGAACGCTTGTTGCGCAGGACGGCCGCGTTGCGCAGCGTGTCGTACTTCGGCCACATCGCCTGGAAGTACTCGGCGGTGCTGTCGAAGTTGAGGTCGCCCATCTCCTGCTCGAGTCGGGCTCCGAAGCTGGCCTTGTTGTAGACCGCTCCCTTGCCATGGCTGACGCGGGCCGAGTTGCGACCGGCCCAGCCGTTCATGCCAGGGCCACGAACGGAGTCGCGCAGCGGGCTGCCGCCGAGACCGTTCTCCCGGATGAACTCCTGAAGCGTCAGCTCGACCTGCTCGGTGATCTGCTGCTTCATCTTCTGGTCGCGGTTGACGACGGACTGGGCGTACTCCTTGATGTAATTCTTGAAGCCGCCCGGCTCCTTCATCATGGCCATGACGTTCTCGGGACTGGAGACCCAGTCCTCGAGCTCCTCGGGGGTCCTGACCTGTGTAGCAGTTGGTGCCATCTTGGTACTACGCTCCTCTCAGAGCTCGAACTGTGGACTGGAATGACTGGATGAACTCGTCAGTGATGACGAGGTCGCCGATGGAGTCGGACGCGCCCTCCTTGAACGGATCACGACCGCATCCGCCAAGTGCCTTCTCACGAGAGCGGATGTGGGAAGCGAGCTTGCTCTTGCTACCCGTCTCTCGCCCGAAAGCCTGCCGGGCGTTGTGCGCGTCCGTGCAGTTCTTGATGGGATAGCTGCCGTCGGACATTGCCTCGCCCGACTTGGCCATCTCGTCCCGCTCCGCCTGGCTGTAGTCCTTGGCGTAGAAGCGGGCCTCCGGGTACTTGTCCACGAGCAGGGCGTCGGCTCGGTTGTACAGCTTAGTGCTGTTGTCCGAGTAGCTGACGGTCTCTCCAACCATAGGGTTGAGGTGGCCGTCCTCCTGACCCATACCGGCCTCGTGGCTCTCATGCCCGGTGTGGTGGGTGTGCTCATGCTCGTGCGGACCCCAGCTACTTTCACCGGCGTCATGAGCATGACCATGCTCACCATCGTGGTCATGACTGTGAGTGTGACTCACATGTCCATGATCGTGGGTGGCATCCCCGTCGTGATAGTGCTCGTGGGCATGCATCCCGTCGTCGCCGTCCGTGTGACCGAACGCCGCGTGGTTGTGGCTGTGATGCCCGGTCATCGGCTCGTGCATGTGATCGTGCGTGCCGACGTACGGGTGGTGAGCCGCGTTCTCGACCGGCGAGGTGTTCGCGGCATTCTGCAACGCCCCGGCCCTCTTGTCGCCGTTGCGGAAAGACGACAGGTCGAAGTTCACAGGGGCTGAGCGCCCGCCGCTAGTTTCGATGTACCCGTCAGCCAGTCCGTGCTCGATAGCCGACTCTGCATCAAACCAGGTGACAGCCTTCATCAGACCACGCCAGTAGTCTGCGGTACCTCCGCAGTGCAGAGCGTAGATCTGGGCGATGTTGTTCGACTGCCGGTCCAGGGCGTCCGCAAGGTCGCGCATGTCCTGGGCGTCACCCGCTGCCGCCATAACGTGACCCTCGTGGATCATCATGGTAGCAGACTTAGCGATCTTGACGGGGTTACCCGCCATGGCGATCACAGTCGCGATGGACGCGCACAGGCCGTCAATGTACACGGTGACGTCCTGATTCAGCCCAAGCAACGAGTTGTAGATCGTCAGGCCATCGAACACCTCACCACCTGGCGAGTTGATGTGTAGATCGACAGGGCCGTCGATCCGAGCCAGGTCATTGACGAAGCTCTGTGCAGCTGTGCCAAGAAACCCGATCTCATCGTAGATGTTGATCTGGATCGGCCCGCTACCACGGTTGGTGATACGGTACCAGTCAGGTGGGCTCTTGACTAGTGACTGGAGGTTCCTTGTACTCCTCCATGGGATGTTGCTATTCATGCTCGGCATTACCTCCTCCCTGCCGAATTCATCACTATTGCGTTTTGCATCTCATCTCGCAACATTGTTGCGATATCCAGGTCGAAAACTCCGGCGTCCCACTGGTCCTGGGTACCAACAGCGTCCACATCACGCCCCTCATACGAGGCACGAGGCGGGCGTCCTGATGGGCCTGCAGGCAGTGCTGGGCGAGGAGCCTTGCCCGGTAGTTGCGGCTGTCCGCCCGGCGCTCCGAATGGCGACGGAGGGATCGGTGGTCCTGTGTACCGCATGGCCGGAAGGCCAACCACCTCAAGAATGTCGTCGGGCTCCCAGCCTGCCTCCCTCAGTATCTGCGCAGCCTTAGACTTGGCCGTCAGTTCTTCCCTGGCGTCCTCGGCGCTAGCCGGTAGGGGATCATCGAAGTCAAATTCGGCGTTGTCGCCATTCGCGAAGAGAGACAGGTACTTTGTGTTAAGGATGGAGCGGAGGCGCTTGAGCCGGGCTACCTCGTGCCACCTGATATGAACTTGTTCAGCCGTCTCTGCGTTAGCACGGTTGACATCCTCAACCATGCCCAGCATGCTCGGATGTATGCGGTACGCCTCGCGGATGTTATTTGCCGCCAGACGGCGCAATTCGATGAATTGCATATCACGCATGGTGTACGTGTTAGGGATCCAGGTAGCACCCATCTCGAGGACGCCAACTCTATGCCCGCGAGCCACGCCCTGATGCTGTTCCCTCCACCTGTTGACGAACTCATCGAACTCCGGATCGGTCAGTCGTTTGTTGAACTGGACGATTCCGCCTGGGGTGGCGGAGTTGAGGAAGAAGTTGCGAGACCACTCCGCCGTGTACTTGGCGGAATCGATATCAGCAAGTAGAGCCTGAACCGCCGAAAGACCTCGATAGATGTCACTCGGGTGCGGATACTTGAGCTGGATGACTTCACTTGCCAGAAGTGGAACTTGCTGTCCGTTCGGTCCGGTGTAAACCCAGCCCTTGAGGAAACGATTAGGGTCAGGGACCGGCTCCATCCTGTCCGGCCTGACAGGCCACATCTCAGTCGGAACTTGTCTACCACTAGCACCTCGAGAGAGTACCCAGTACCACTCCCCCACCAGTTCCATGTGCTGCCAGCCGATTTCACGGAACTCCTCACCCGTCATGAATGGGTTTGGTGTGTTCCACAGCTTGAGCGCCGCATGCCTCGGAATGATTTCTCTCTGATCGCTACGTAGATCAGCAGTGCTGTAACGATTGTTCTGATCAGGAGTTTCCTGCTTGCGGTATAGCTCCCAGCTTCCCTGAGACTGTGCCCCAGTAGAGAGCAGCTGGACGATGGCGAACAGTGTTCCCTGTGCTCCCATGGCGTTGATCTGGGTGAACCTGTCCATAGGCCCGGCGCCATACAATCCCCCTGGCGAAGCCGACCACCTGTCATTGAACGGAATTGGGCGTGACGGAGGACGACCAGCATTCAAGATGGCGCCGATCACACTCCGCTTAGCCATTACTCGTCGCCCTCCATCTGGATCTTGAACTCAAGAATGAGGAAAGCGGCGCAGGTCACGATCAGACCTGCGAACACGGAGTGAACGTATCCAGCCGCGCTGCCGCAGCCGAGGCCCGCCATCGCGTATGCATGATCTCGTACGTGTCGGAGCGCGGCCGGAACGCTCGCCCCTAGTACTCGGACGGTACCCCGCTTGACCGACCGTAGGGACGATCCTAGTCGCATGGCCCACCTTGGCTGCTGCACCTGATCTTCAGGCGGAGACATTAGGCTCGGGTACCTTGCGAGTTCTTGTGTGGCAGTCATTTAATACACTCCTGCGCTAAACGAGCGATACAGCGCACGTACGCCGAAATCGCGGTCGGCAACAGCGTAGCGCATTGCATCGCAGCCATGGTCGTCAGACTTCAGCGGCTCGTCCTTGTCATTAGAACGCCAGACGTAGCCAGGAACTTCTTCCAGAGTACTGGTAGGCTTGCCGGACTCAGCCAGATCCTCATCCCGCTCAAGAGTGGCGTCGGCAAGAATGAAGATGCGCGGCAGACCATCGCCTGCATCCTTCATACGAACCTGAACAGCCTCGATGCCCTCAAGAACTGATTTGTGAGCAGCCTGTGTGGACAGCCCCAGCTCTCGCTCAAGGACAACTCGACCTTCAGCGTCATGGTCGCAAACCACATTGACTGGCTGGGGCTCAAGCCATTGTCTGCGGCCGTCAGGAAGCTTTGGAGCAACAACATCAAGAATCTGCGCTGCGTGAACGTCCACAGTTCTGTGAGTGTAGTACAGCTCGCGGTACAGATACAAACGTCCATCTGGGTCCTCCGCCCAGCACTGGAGGACGAACGGGTTCACGAAGCCAAAGTCCACTGACCAGATACGTGTCCAGGCCATCGGAACGCCGAACGGGTCACGCACACCCGTAAACTCAGGTGCGATCTGCGTCACTATGCAGGCATTACCCCAGTCCTCGTATATGATGCCTTCTGCACTAGCCCAGCGCCCATATCGTAGCCGTAGCTTGCGGACGCCGGTCAGCTTGTCCAGCTTGCCTTCGATGTAGTCCCGACCCTTCTCAGTCAGGTTACCCTCTTCATCAAATAGCAGCGGGTTGTCCTCGTGTCGGCTTTCTAGCATTCTCGTCTTGCCGATGTCACAGCGCTGCTTTAGCCAGTGGGTCGGGTGACTTGGGTTGCAGTCTGCTAGGATCTGCTGGAAGCTGACCACCCAATTACGGAGACGGCTGATTAGCGACTCCCAGTCAGTCTCCGATAGTTCGGTAGCCTCCTGCACATAGATCAGGTCGTACTCGGAGGACATGACCTTGGTAGGCTTGTCCATACCCGCGATGGAGACGCTAGAGCCATTGCGGTACAGATATGCCGCAGGTTCGGAGGCGCTGCCACCGTAGTACCTGACGTCGCCAGCCAGTAGCGACTCCTTGATGACGAACTTCTTCCATGTCACCAAAGCTGTTGAACTCAGCGAGGTAGCGGTCTTGCGGACGATCAGGCCGCGCATACCAGGATTGAGTAGGCACATCAGATTGAGCTTCTCCAGACATGCCCGGCTCTTTCCTGTTCCAGCTGGACCCGAGATGAGAACTTCAGGATCCCGTGCACCAAGCATCGCCACGCGGCAGGCGCCACGCGGTGTATAAACATGCTCGGTGTACTTGGGCACTAGCTACCTGCTTACAAACTCGTGATCGAATTCTGGCCTGTCTGGTAGGTGCCTGGGATCATCCCAGAACTGATAACAATCAGAACATCTGAGAGGTCCTCTAGCACCATGTTGCATCTACTGAATCACTAGGGTTGTCACGGTTGCGGTGTGGTCGCTATCGACGGTGGTCGTCGTGTGGTGCAAGCTGCTGTCGCTGACGCGCCAGAACAACTCACGACTGCAGAGAAAGCAGAACAGATTGCGAAACATCAGACGCCAATCCTCTCTAGGTCTGCCGAGCCGAGGACGCCGACCTCGCCCCCGGCCCGGCCAGCTGAGGCAGCACTTCCTGCGCCGCCCTGGTCTGCAGCCTCGGGTGCACGTTCCTCAGCCGACTTTCCCCAGGCGTCTAGCCATGGGGCGTTGATGGCCAGCCTTCTCAGTACGGCGATTCGGTGATTGATAAGAACGCCCTCGATGCGCATAGCCTCATCAATGGCGTCGGCCACCAGACCGGTGATTGGAGCCTGATTTGCAGGCTTGCGCTGGGCTAGACCTAGCCTTCCCCTGGCGCATCGAGGGCAGCGAGGCAAGAGGTCAGGATACGACTGCGCCAATCGCATCCACTCAGCACGGCACGCCCGGCATGAGATGACCGGGGTACCCTCGACCTCACAAGTCCACGAGGCCACCGCAGAGCCCTCGCAGATACTGAACCTGATATCACATTGTGGCTGGGTGGAGTCGGTCACGTCAGCCCTCCCTGAACATC